TACATGGGGGCGGGTTCCTCAGTGGCGGGGGCGGGCAACGTTGCACCTACGGGGAACGGATAAGGGCGAGCGCCGACTTCCTCAAGCTGTGCACGCAGCTGCTCAGCGTAGGCAAGCATCGTGGCGTGTGCGGCTTCGGCACGCTCTGCACGTTCGCGCCACGATGCGCCGGGGGTCTTTGGCTTTGCCACGAAGGCGGGCGGGGTAAGCATGGCAGACAGTTGCGAATAAGTATCATTCGCGTATGCCTCATACTGGGCAACACTGGCGGCCGCCATGCTACGCGCCTTAATGGCGCGAACGTGCGAAAGCGCGTTGTCAATGCGCTGCTTTGCGCTTTTACCCTTGATGCCATCAATGGCGCTATCTACGCCGTTAAGGGCGGGGCAATTGCCAGACTGGGCGCGCTCCAGTGCTGCGCCCGTCAAGGCGCGCGCCAGCATGGCGACCTGTTCGGACTTATCGCCCATGGCGCGAATGATCGATGCCACCGACAACGCGAAATATTGGGGCATAGCGCCTTTAATGGCTGCCATGGTGGCGCCTTTGACGACGGCGGGGGCAGTGACGACGGCGGGGGCAGTGACGACGACGGGGGAAGTGATAGCGGTCATGAAAAACCTTTCAAGTGCGGTAGGCGCACGTTTACAATCGGGCAATATCGCCCACTATGCGCCGCCGGTATCGCAGCGCATGTGTAGATTATAGGGGGTAAATGTGTTGTTCCGTTACAACATATTGTAATAAAGTGCAACAGTGACGGGTACACTTTGCGCCTATACAAAGTGCGCCCGCTGCCCCAGGGCCCGTCAAGATATTTTCAACTCGCGCCAATTTTGGATATACACCTATAATAGGGGTATGACTAAAGCACTATACCCCCACAAGGACGACATAAAGGCCGCCATCCTCTCCGGCGAGACCTACGCGGCCGTCGCCCAGCGCTACGGCGCGTTCCCGCCCGAGGTGCATGCCCTGCTGCGCAAGGACCCCGACATCGTTGCCGCCAAGGCCAGCGGCGCCTTGCGCGCCAGGGGCCGCGGGAAGCTGACGCTGGAGGAGTGCTTGGCCGATCCCGCCGTCGTCGACGTGGTCGAGAACGGCATGAGCACGGTGGCCGCGGCCAAGAAGCACGGCATCAGCCAGCCGACGCTGTGGGTGAAGGTCAAACGCGCCAAGGACCTGTTGAACCCGCCAACCCCGGAGCCGCAGGCGGCGCCAACCCCCGCGCCGCAGCCCGCCGACCCCGAAATCGACGCCATCAAGGCCCTGGTCAAAGCCTACGCAGGTCGCCGCCAGCTCACATACGCCGGCGCGCTGGCGCTCCTGGGCGAATCCCTCCCAGCTTGACAGCGCGCACCGCCTGCTCCAGTCTGGTTACTCATCAGCCGTGGAAAGCTGAAAAGTAGTCGGCCTTAGCCGAGCGTCCGCCCGTTACTGCTACGGGGTTTCCACCAACGGGACGCTCGACCAGGGCTGCTTTTGGAGTAGAGGCCGATGACGCCCGCACAAAACAGCCTGACCAGCTTCAACTCGGTCAACCAGCCCACCATGTCGAGCCGCGAGATCGCGGACCTTGTCGAAGCGCGGCATGACAACGTCAAGCGCACGATCGAGCGCTGCGTCGAGAAGGGTATTTTCACGTTTCCTCCGTCGGAGGAAACGTCGTTTACCGGCTCAGACGGGCGCAAGCAAACCGCCACCGTCTACCAACTCGACAAGCGCAGCAGCCTGATCGTGGTGGCCCAACTCTCACCAGAGTTCACTGCTCGGGTCGTCGACCGCTGGCAAGAGCTGGAGCAGGTTACCCGACAGCGCCGCCAAATCGGCCACACCACGTTGAAGCAGATGCTCGGCTCGGCCGCCATGTCCAGTGTCGAGGTTGCTCAATTGACCAGTGTGTCGCACGAGATCATCTGCAACTACATCCGCCACCTTTGCGCGCACGGCAGCATCACGGGCGACGGCGGCATCGAGCATGCACGCGCGCACCCGCAGAACGGCCTCACCTATAAAGAATTCGTCCTCAGCTTCCATGAATCCATGGATGTGGCAGCCGGGTTCGGGCGCAGGGCGCGCTCCGTCGTACTCAACCACTGGATGGGCATCGAACTCGAAGTGGATGAGGTCGGAGATGATGGTGTGCAGCGCCTGACCTATGAACGGACACACCTTGCGCTCCCTGACGCGCGGGACCTGGAGCAAGCGGCGCTGCGGACTGTGGAGAACAGCTTCAAGGTTTGCTGCGCCATGGGCATGACACAGAGCGAAGCACGCGCAGCGGCCGTGAAGGACGCGATGCGCTACCACGGCGCAGATTACACGCACCTACTCGAATCCCTCCCAGCTTGACAGCGCCCAGCATGCGCTCCAGTCTGGAGGCCTACCACTGAGACCTTCCAGCCCGCCTCGTGCGGGCTTTTTTCTGCCGATCCGGCCACAATGGCCGCCAAAACAACAAGAAGAGCTACCTCCAAATGGCCTTTTTCAGCGATTCCAGCCTAAAAAGTGACGTAATTGACCTCAATCCCGACGTCAGTCTCGACACCTTCACCCTCCAGGACCTGCTCCGGCTGCGCGCGGACATCGATCGGAGGCTGCCGGCGCGCTCCATCCGCGACATCGACCTCTCCAGCGAGCTCGTTTTGCAGTTCATGGCTGCCCAGGAGCTGCAAAACACGGTGCTGCACGACAAGGATGTGCCTGCGAATCAGAAGGCGCAGACGATGAACTCGACCGCAGCAGTGCTCGGCCAGATCGCCAAACTCCAGCAGGATGTCTACACCACGGAGCGGCTCAAGACCATCGAAGGCAAGCTCATCGAGGCCCTCAACACCCTGCCCAAGGAGCAGCAGGACGCGTTCTTCACTGTGTATGAGGCCGCCCTGGGCGAGGGATTCCGGCCGTAGAGAACAGACGGAAGAGCAACAAGCTGCTTGCTGACCTGGCTCACGAACACTTTGTGACCGACAAACGGCACCTATTTCCATACCACCACAATGCTTGACCTCACCACCAAACACCACCTCGACCGCCTGCGGTTGGCGACGACCTCGAAGTACGACCACACCCAACTCTCACGCTGGGTGTCAGAAAACACCACGATCAACTCGAAGCCCTATTCGTTCATCGGACATGAATTTCAGGCGAAGTTCATGGACGACCCTGCACCGATCAAGGTCGCCAGGAAATGTAGTCAGGTGGGCTTGAGTGAGACCTCGATGCGGATCGCGGCAGCCTACATGGGTGTCATGCAGAACTTCTGCCTGATCTACGTGCTGCCGACAGCGTCGTTTGCGGCTACCTACGGCAAGACGCGCTTTACGCCTAACGTTGAAGGGTCCCCGACCCTCAAGGCGATGGTTAGCCCCGCGTCTCTGGACAACCAGGACGTGAAGCAGTTCGGGTCGAACTATCTGTGGATGCGGGGGGCCAGTAGCGACAACGCCCCCATCTCTGTTGCGGCCGATGCTATCATTTTTGATGAATACTCATTCTGCGACATCACCATCGCGTCCCAGTTCCAATCTCGTTTGAGTCACTCAAAATACCGGTGGAAGGTACTCCTGTCGACACCCACGTTCGATAACGACCCCATCGACGAGGCGTTCCAGCAGAGCAGGCGCCACTGGAATACGGTCAGGTGCCTGCATTGCGCCCACCGGTTCGTGCCCAACTACTACGAGAACGTGGTCATCCCAGGGTGGGACAAGCATCTGGACGAGATCAACAAGGACAACCTGCACAAGACTCGGTTCAGGGAGGCTTACGTCGCGTGCCCGCACTGCGGCAAGCACGCCGACCTCAGTCACGAGAATCGTGACTGGGTGGTCGAGAACAACGAGGAGACCTGGATCGCAAGCGGCTACCAGATCCAGCCGTTTGACGCTCCGTCAATCATCAGTGTTCCGTACTTGGTAGAAGCGTCCACGGCCTACTCATCCAAGTCGCAGTTCCGCAACTACAACCTCGGCATACCCTCGCAGGATGCCGAGTCGGGTTTGACGGACGCTGACATGGAGAACGCGGCTGTCGAAACAGCCGCCAACCCGTTCCACTACACCGTTCTCGGTATCGACCTGGGCAACATGTGTCACTTCACGGTCGGTGGTGTCGGTCCAGACGGCAAATTCGGCGTGATCCACATGGAGAAGGTCCCTCTCGCCAGGTTCCGAGAGCGCTACTGGGCGTTGAAGGGGGAGTACCGCGTCATGTGCACTGTCTCTGACAGCCAGCCGATGGTCGACCTGGTCATGTCTATGTGCTCCGAGGACAACAACTTCTACGGGGCGATCTACGTGACACGGCAGTCCCTGGACTTTTTCGAGGTTCGGATGCGCGATGCCGACGCTGACAGGGCCATGGGGGATCTGAGGCAGGTGCTGGTGAACAGAAACCAGGCGTTCGACAAGCTGCTGTCTGAGGTGCGCCTCGGGAATATCTGGTTCCGGCGGACAGAGCAGTGGCAGACCTACAAAGAGCACGCCATGGATATGAAGCGGGCGAGGGCCGCGCTGAGAAACGGGGAGATGACGTCCTCGTGGGTCAAAAGCTCAAAAGGCAACGACCACTTCTGGCATGCAACCGCCTACTGCTTCATTGCTGCACAGATGCGAGGGCTGGTCACGCAAGACCTCCCGTACATGCCGGGCGTGTCCACCTTCAAGCTCAAGGCACCTGTGTAGGGGGATTGACTTCAGCCCTCGACGCTCCCAGTCTGGGCTGAATGGGCATCCTCAGCTACCTGTTTGGCCGGAACGAGACGATCGAGAAGTCCGCGGCCGTCGACCTTCCAGAAGTCGCGCCTCCCAAGGTGCGGCCCGGGAGTTCGGCCGTGCCCTCGAATCTGCGCCGTTCGGGCACACGCGGCACGACCAAGCTGCAGGAGACGGATCGGCGCGTCGCGACGACGGATCTGCTGACGCTGCGCGCGGGCACCAGCACCAAGAAGGTCATCCGCGACCTGGCGATGGTCACGCCGGACCTGTCGGCCTCGATCAACGCCTACGTGCGGCTGGCGGTGACGCCGGAGTTCTCGGCCCTCGCGCGCAACCAGGACGGCACGGCCAATCCGCAAGCGACCGCAGCGCTGCAGCAGCTGCTCAACCGGTTCAACAACCTGCAGGACTACGTGCAGGGGTACAGCGAGATCCGCGGCATTCACACCGTGGGCGAGGCCATGGCGCGCGAGCTGCGCATCTACGGCGCCTGCTCGCTGGAGCTGGTGCTCGACCGCGCGCGGCTGCCCTACAAGCTGCAGCCGGTGTCCACCAGCCAGATCCTCTGGAAGGATGACGGCAAGCAGGTGTGGCCAGCGCAGAAGCCGGCCAGCGGCGACGAGATCGACCTGGACATCCCGACGTTCTTCTACGAAGAGCTCGATCCCGATCTGCTGGAGGCGTACTCGGTCAGCCCGATGGAGGCGAGCGTGCAGGCCACGCTGGCGGACACAGAGTTCACGAACGACCTGCGCCGGGTGATCAAGCGCGCGCTGCACCCGCGCATGGCCGCCAAGATCATGTTCGACAAGTTCCGCAAGAGCCTGTCGCCCGAGGTTTCGGCGGACCCTGAGAAGTTCCGGGACTACCAGAACGCGTACATCACGGGCATTCAGGAGCAGGTGAACAACCTGGAGCCGGATGACGCCCTGGTGTTCTTCGACACGCTCGAATTCGAGTACCTCAGCCGCGGCAACGAGTCGCTCGAGCGTGAGTACGCGACGCTGCAGGGGATCATCAATTCCAAGATGGCGGCGGGCGCGAAGGTGCCGGGCGCCGTGCTCGGCCACGGCGCAGGCAGCCAGAACATCGCCTCGACCGAGTCGGCGCTCTTCGTGAAGTACGCGACGGGCACGCAGGTCCACATCAACAACATCATCTCGCGCGCGCTGACCATGGCGCTGCGCCTGCTGGGTCACGACGTCTACGCAGAGTTCCGCTTCCAGAAGCCAGACCTGCGGCCCGAAGTCGAGCTGGAGGCGTTCCACGCCATGAAGCAGTCGCGCGTGCTGGAGCTGCTGTCGCTGGGCCTGATCAGTGACGAAGAGGCCTCGATCCAGCTCACGGGGCGGCTGCCGCCGGCCGGCGCGAAGCCGCTGTCTGGCACCGGCTTCAAGGGTGGCACAGGCGGCGCGATCAACGCCAACCCCTACAGCACCACCGGCAGCCCGGGCAGCACCCAATCCACCAAAGACAAGGCCAACGCGCCTGACACGCCAACGGAGCCGAAAGGCCCGGCCCCATGAGCTACGCGGGTTTCTTCCAGTATTTGCCCAGGATGATCCCGCGGGCAGTTGACCATGAGATGCCGAAGCGCGCACCCAGGGCAGCGTACGTGTCCGTGCCCGCTAGGGACCGAAGCTCGGCAACCGTGTCTGGTGTCATCTTCTGCCGCTTTGTCACGCTGATGAACGGGTTGTTCAAATTCCTGCGCACCCGGTGCCTCTTCTGCGTCTCGCTCCAGGTCAGGCCGCTCGCGACGAAATTCACAGTGGCCTTTGAGACGCTGTGCGCGCGAGCGATCTCACCGATGTTCAACCTCTGCTCAGCCAGAGCCCGTTCCACCTCGGCCTTCAAAGCCAAACCCGCTGCCTTGCTCAGCTTCTGTCGGTGTGTGGGCGTCTCCCGGGTCATGGGGTTGTACACCCCGTTCTGCGCTGCGTGGTCCATGTTGCCTTGGTTGCTCACCCACTCAAGATTCCCCGGGGTGTTGTTCCCCTTGTCCAAATCCTTGTGGTTGACCACGTTGGCCTCCGCAGTGGGAGCGCCATGGAAGGCCCAGCACACCAGCCTGTGCACGAGGTGGTTCTTTCTCTGGCGGTTGTCAAGCGAGTACAGGCCAACCCGCAAGTACCCAGCGCGGTCAGGGTGCTGCTTGAATAACCGTTCGGGCTGCGGGTGCGGCCTCCCGTTGGACCTTACCAAGCGACGTGAGAGCGCCTTGACTCGACCAAAGCTGCTGACCTCGTATCGCCCTTCGTACCCGGGCACAGGCTTCCAAATTTCTTGTTCCATTTCCAACTTTTTTCGGTGGCTTTGTGGATTGGCTGGGCTGGGGTCACTGACGCTTCAGGAACTCCTGGATCGCTTGGCGGACAAGCTCAGAAACAGAAACGTCCCTCTCGGTTGCTAACTTTTTTAGTTGCTCGATGAGGGGTTCAGGCAAAAAGTAGTTTGATCTTTTCATACGTACATCATACACACAGTTCGGAGCGCATATGCACATCGAGATCGATAAATTTTGGGCAGGGACCGAGGAAAGCCTTACGCAATACGCCATGAATCTGGCAATGCAGGTGCGGCACGGTCACAAGCCCGAAGCCGCGTCGGCCTCCGCGCCACCGGAGGACAAACCTCGCCTCCTGAACCTTCAAGGGAGCGTGGCGGTGATCTCGATCCGGGGCGCACTCACCAACCGAGACGCCGGCTACGGTAGCTACGAGACGACGTACCCGGAGATCCGCCAAGCCCTGATCACCGCGGCTGTGGACCCCCAAGTCAAGAGCATCCTTCTGGACATCAACTCCGGTGGTGGCTCAGTGACGGGCGTGAGCGACACCGGCAACTTGATTCGCAAGATCGACGGCATCAAACCTGTGCACGCCTTCACGGATGGAATGGCCGCCAGCGCTGCGTACTGGCTTGGCAGCTCCGCGCGTAGCGTCAAGGCGTCGGAGATGGCTGAGGTCGGGTCTGTAGGAGTTCTGGTCACCCACACCAGTTATGCCCGGCTCTACCAGGAGATGGGCATCGACGCGACCGTCATGCGCGCGGGGGAGTTCAAGGCGCTCGGGCACCCCCTTGAGCAGCTGTCGGACAAGGCCAAGGCCGTGATCCAAGGCCAGCTCGACCAGATGTATGAGATGTTTGCGGGCTACGTGGCCGACCGCCGTGGTATGAGCCTAGACCTGTTCAACAAGACGGCAGGTGAGGGCCGGGTGTTCATCGGCTCGAAGGCGGTGGACGCAGGCCTGATCGACGGCATAACGACTTTCGACAAGCTGGTCTCCACCCTGGAGGACCAGAACCAGCAGTCCACACCCACCTACCGCCCTGCGACGGCCCGCCCCTACACGGCAGCCAGCGCCACTGCTGCCGCCGCTGCTCAGCTTTTTGATGGTGGGGGGATTGCAATTTCGCCAATCTCTCTCCAGTCTGGCTCAAACGACTCTCAAGGCAATCCCATGAAGCAAGCATTCACCGAACAGCAGCTCGCTGCGCTGATGGAAGGCGGCGC